TCTGGATCTTATAATGGGGATGAAGTAAATATTGGTTCAGGATTCTCTCCAATGCAAAAATTCTGGTGGGAGAGAGGAAGAGCACTTGAGATGAATGGATCTCAACTTAGAACATTATGGAATGTCACTGATCTTTATAATGATGTTGAAGATTTCTGGCATAGCATGGACCAGGGTTATGAAAAACTGTTTATCAAACAGAAGAGCACTGGAATGATTTATGGTGTTGGTTATGCTGGTTACTATAGATATGGTACGGTTGATTGGTTAGTAGGTGAAAACCAGGATACTGGAGATATGCCATGGACCGATCCAGGTCTCCAGTATCCAATTCCAGTTTATGTTGGTTACTCTGATATTATTGATATTCAAAGATCTGGTGATGGTAACAATGAATGGAGACTAGGCGGATTCTTAAGTGCTAGTGGTAGAATGGTTACTATTGGTAGTGGAGATGAGGAAGGATGGGGTAGAGGTCATAGTCCCCTTTCAGGATATTATGCAATTGATGGCAGAAATAAATTGCCATGGGAATTCAACCCAACAGATTCTTATGGAAATAGGCAAATGCACTGGTTCTCCAAGATTGCGTCTATTGATGGACCTTCGGGAAATGATGGATTCTTCTGCATCTGCGAAGACGATAAACTGTACTATACTGGTCAGGGTAGTGGATTTGATCCATCTAGAACTGATCCACACTCCCGTAATCTAAGAAGATTAGGAATCTAAAATCAGGCACTTGTAAAACCTCTATATACTTGGTATAATATCAGATATGTTTTATTGAAGTGTATGCATTTCGCGAAAATCGCTTTAGATAATGGCGGCAGTATTCACCCTTTAATCATCCCATCTAATCTAACAAACGGCACGGGTCTTATGAATCCTGCCGTTTATAATGATAATGGCAAGATTATTGTGAATCTTAGGCACGTTAATTATACCTTTTATCATTCAGAAAAGAAGACTTTCCAACATCAATGGGGTCCTTTGACCTATGTGCATCCAGAAAATGACATGCACTTGAGGACCACAAACTATTATCTTGAACTGGACGACGATCTTAATATCTCTCGTTACAATAAGATTGATACAACTGCTCTAGATAAAGAACCTCTTTGGGACTTCGTTGGTCTTGAAGACGCTAGAATTTTCCGTTGGGGAGGAGATCTTTATATTTCTGGAGTTAGAAGAGATACGACAACAAACGGTCAAGGAAGGATGGAACTTTCCAAGATTGTTGTTGAAGAAGACTCTGTGCGAGAAGTTTCTCGCGTTCGTATTGAACCTCCTAAGGATCCAAATTCATACTGCGAAAAGAATTGGATGCCAATCATTGATATGCCTTGGCATTATGTCAAATGGTCTAATCCAACTGAAGTTGTAAAGGTTGATCCTCTTAATGGAACTTCTCAGACAACTAACCTGACGGATATGGTTAATATTCCTAGGGATGTTAGGGGTGGTTCTCATGTTATTCCCCTAAACTCTAATCCCAAATATCATTTCGCTTTGACTCATGAAGTCGATCTTTTTCAAAGCGAAGTTGGTAGAAAGGACGGACTGTATCGTCATAGGTTTATGATCTGGGATGAGAACTGGCAATGTCAGGGATTCTCTAGAGACTTTTCTTTCATGGATGCTCATGTAGAGTTCTGTACTGGTATGTGTTATTATAAAGGTGACCTACTTATGACTTTTGGTTATCAAGATAACGCTGCTTACCTGTTGAGGGTAAATCCTGAAGTAGTTGAAGATTTTATTCAAGGTAAATTCGATGAAGAGAACTGATATTATTCAATCCCTTATCAATAAGATTGATGCAAAGAAATACTTAGAGATTGGAGTTTCTGCTGGCGAAAATTTCAGGGATATTAAGTGTGAGACTAAAGTTGGGGTGGATCCTGAACCGAACACTCCAGCTACGATTCATGTTACATCTGATGACTTTTTCAAAAATAATAAAGAGAAGTTTGATGTAATCTTCATTGATGGACTACATCATGCCGATCAAGTATATCGGGACATTGCAAATGCTCTCCTTTGCTTGAATGATGATGGATATATTGTCTGCCATGATATGAATCCTGAGTTAGAACAACATCAGGTTATTCCTTTTAATGGTGGGATATGGAATGGTGATTGTTGGAAAGCATATGTTCAACTGAGACAAGAGAGAGATGATCTCGCAATGTATGTTGTTGATACCGACTATGGATGTGGAGTAATTAAAAAGGGATATCAGGAAAAACTTGATAAGATATACAATCTTAACTTCCATACCTTTGCTCAAAAAAGAAAGGAATGGTTGAATCTTATAACCCCAGACCAGTTTGTTTCTAGAGAACTAATGGATAAAACTAAGCAAGATTATGATTCTAGGTATCTGAATCAACTCCTGATTACTTACATCGATGATCCAGATGATGCTGAGATTAATTATGAACTCGCAATCTTCTATGATGAAATTGGACAAACTGCAGCAGCAATGTCATATTATCTACGTACAGTTGAAAGAAGCGAAAGCGACTTACTGCAGTACGAGTGTTTGATTCGCGCTGCGATGTGCTATGAAAAACAGGGAACAAGGAAGTTTACTGTTAAAGGTCTGATTCAGAATGCAATGATTGTCATTCCAGAACGTCCTGAAGCACACTATCTGCTTGCTCGTTACTATGAGAGGCATGATCAGGATGGTAGTTGGAAAGACTGCTACCAGACAGCATGTGTTGCAGAAGCATTTTGCGATAGAGATCCTCCTCCTCTTCGCACAAAGGTAGACTATCCTGGTTTCTTTGGAATCCTTTTTGAGAAAGCTGTCTCTGCTTGGTGGTGTGGTTTGTGTGATGAGTCTAGAGACATGCTTCAAGATCTACTTGATAATCATGATCTTGATGATCAACATAAGCAATCTGTTGCTGCAAATCTACAGAAACTTAGTGGAGGAAAGAGCGGACTTCCGAAGTTGAATTGGTACTCAAATAAAAACCATAAGAAACTTCGTTATAATTTCAAAGGATCTAAGTCGATTGAAAAAAACTATGCTGAGTCTTATCAGGATATGTTTGTTCTTTCCATGCTCAATGGTAAGAAAAACGGAACTTATCTTGAGATCGGTGCTGGCAATGCCTTCTACGGAAATAATACTGCTCTCCTAGAAACTAAGTTTGGATGGAATGGTGTTGCTCTTGACATTGACGAAAACTTTGTAGCGGCACATAACAATGAGAGGAAGCACAATTGTCTACTCAAGGATGCCCTCAAGGTCAACTATGAGAGACTCCTGATGGGTCTTGATATGCCAGAGGACATTGACTACCTACAACTAGACTGTGACCCTCCAGAGGTTACTTACAAGATTCTCTTGAACATACCCTTTGAGACTCATAGATTTGCAGTCATTACTTATGAGCATGATTATTATTGCGATGACACAAAGTCTTTTAGAGATAAGTCTAGAAAGTATCTTGAGTCATTTGGATATAAATTAGTTGTAGATAACATTTCGCCAAATGAGAACAAACCATATGAAGACTGGTGGGTTCACCCTGATCTAGTTGACGAATCAATTCTTGAGAAAATGATTTGTGTTGATGGCGAAACCAAGAAAGCTGAAAGTTACATGTTAAATTCTTTGTAAAATTATGTCTATTCCTGTTATTGGCGTTCCTGTTGTAAACAGCACTTTTTGGGTAAGTCGTTTGCTTATGAGCATCGACTACCCAGTCGATGAAGTTTTCATTGTTAATAACAATGGAAGAGGAGAACTTGACGAGGAACTAGCAAAACTTGCTAGTCTTAAGCATAAGTATGTTAAAAGTATCAAAGTTGCTAATCTCCCTGGTAACTTAGGTGTTTCTGGCGCATGGAATCTAATCATTAAGTGCTATCTGATGGCACCATATTGGATCATCTGTAATGATGATGTTTCTTTTGGACCTGGTTTCTTAGAAGAAATGGTCAAAACTGCAGAATCTGATCCTATGATTGGAATGATTCATGGAAACAAAGGTGACTTTGGTGTTGGAAGTTGGGATGTTTTCTTTATTAGAGAAAGTATTATCAGACAGTTTGGTTTATTTGATGAGAATCTATATCCTGCTTACTGCGAAGACGCAGACATGATCATGAGATTCTTGCATCGTCCCATCCGCAAAGTCATGGAACTACAGTCAATGTATTATCATGGTTTTGGTAAGAAGGATGAATACTATACTCATGGTAGTCAAACTAAAAAGACTGAACCAGAACTTGCTGAAAAGTTGGAAGCATGTAATGCCATGAATATTGATTACCTTACTGAGAAGTGGGGCAAAGAATGGAGACTTTGTGGACCAACTCAACTTCCATGGGAAGGTCAAGAGCAACCAATTTCAGCAACAACTTTCGATTTGGATTTTGTTAGGAGTAAGCATTTAGGTTTCTAATATGAATCAGATGTTAAGCGTTAATCCTGATTATAGGAAGTCGCAAAGAGTAATTATCGTCGATAACTTTTACAAAGATCCTCATGCTGTCAGGAAGTTTGCTTTAGAGCAAGAGTATCATGATGATGCTGGATATATTGGTAGAAGAACTCGTAAACAATTTTTTATTCCAGGTACTAGAGAAGCATTTGAAGATCTACTTGGAACCAAGATTACTGAATGGGAATCTCATGGAATGAATGGTAGGTTCCAGCACAATTGGTCTGGAGAAAAACTTGTTTATCATTGCGATGATCAAACCTGGGCAGGCATGATTTACCTGACTCCTGATGCTCCTCCAGAGTGTGGAACTACAATGTGGAGACACAAGGAAACTAAGATTCATCATAATTCTCAGATTGATTGGGAAGCAGGTGAAGGTCTCAAAGTTTTCAATCAAAGAACTTTCCTAGATAGAACACCATACGAACCAGTTGATGTTGCTGGTAATGTTTTTAACAGACTAGTTCTTTTCAGTGGCGGAAATATTCATTCAGCTTCTGAATACTTTGGAGACTGCAAAGAAAATTGTAGACTCTGGCATATGTTCTTTTTTGATTGATGAGGTGCTTATGAATTTTAAGATTTACACAAAGGAAGAATGTCCTTATTGTGATAAGGTCAAAACTGTTCTCAAGTTGACAAAACTGGAACATGTGGTCTATACTCTGGAGGATGACTTTACCCGAGAAGAGTTTTATTCTCAATTTGGTGAGGGCAGTACTTTCCCTCAAGTGATCGTTAACGAAACAAAAATTGGCGGATGTCTAGAAACAGTGAAGTACCTTCGGGAAAAGAATCTGATTTGAATGGCATAAATAATGATAACCACACAAACCGTGGTATTGATTTCATTCTTAATGGAGGGAAAAAGAAGCAAAAACAACCATTACACATAATCTTTGAAAAGATGGTTTGCTTCTTAAACAGGGAAGTAACTGTCTATTTCGAGATTTCCTTTAATTTAAGGAAAAGAAAGTAGTTCCCTAGAGGTAAGAAAAATGTTAGCAGTTAGTTTAGTCTTTGGTTCATTTATGACCATCCTGTTTCTTATCGTGGGATTGATTGGAGGTTGGACTGCTAGAGAATACATGATGAACTATCGGGAAGTTCCAAGACCTCACCCCGAAATGTTTGATAATCAGGGTAACCTGATTCCAGATGAGGTAATTGCATTTAACTTTGAAAACTATCATGACTACGAAGACAACGGCGAAGAAGACGAAGAGTAGTCCTACTACTAAAAAGTCTCCCGCTCCCATCCCTGACTTACCAAATAATCCATTTTTATTTGAGATTCTTAATCTGGTAAACAAAGAAAGATCTGCTGCTAGAAAAGTACAAGTTCTGCAGAAGTTTGCTTGCCCAGCATTAAAGACTATCTTTATTTGGAACTTTGATGAAACTGTAATTTCAGTTTTGCCTGAGGGAGATGTTCCTTATGCAGCACTTGATAAAGAGTCTGGATTTAGCGGAACTCTTTCTGAGAAGATTCAGGATGCTGTCAAGAAAATGGAAGAACTTGATACTATCTCTCTAGGAGCAAATGATCAAGGAAGATCTACCATCCGCAAAGAAGCTAGAAAGTTCTACAATTTTGTAAAAGGTGGTAACGATGCCTTGAGTTCTATTCGTAGAGAGACTATGTTTATCAAT